CTCCTGATGGAAATCTTATGTCACTGCTGCGACGAAATCGCAACACTACCAACGACAACCACCCAGAACTTTTACATAAACAAAATACAGAGACAAAGAGAAAGCAAAGTCACCTCCTTGACAAAATCAAGAAGTCACCTCTACCTGCCCGGAACTGAAATAACTGTAAAGTCGTAGTAAAAGTAGTACAGGAAAAGCCAAAATAAAAATGCATACAATAATTATTTATGTTTCATCCCAGTAGACACAAGCTCACATGTTTCTGACCCCAAGCAGTGTATGCATGTTAGGGCTAACATCCTCGGTGGTGTGTCTTTCTGTGTTTTCCTCTTGTGTACTGATGCCACCATCTAATCCAAACATTCGCGTTTGTGCTGATTTCAAAGCTGCTGCTTTCATCTGAATGTGTGCTTCGCGAGCCCGAACTGATGTGTGAGACGTGATTTCATAGAAATCAAATGCATAGCGTGCTAAGCTCATGTCTCGTAAATTTCGAACTAAACCGTATCGTGGCATATACGGTTCCTTTTTGTTGCGCATTTCAATATACGCTTCTGCAACATCTGAGAAGTGTGCCATAATCTGCCTGAGTGTTGGTTTTGCATTTTCGACGATAGGTTTGAGGGGGTACTCAACTTGTTCTGACCCATCCATCATAACCCATACTCCATTGATGTTTGGCGAGGTTCCATTTTCTATGCACCAAACCATTAACCCGTTCATAACCGTAGGCATCTCACTATCTCCTATGTCGTATGATTTTTGAACTGCCTCATACCACGTGTCAAATTGAGATTGCGTCGCTCTTGTGTTTGAGATATCAACTTGCTGAGGTGTGTAATCAAGTAGGTGCTCAAGATTGAGTGCTGTTGTACCTTTTGCCTTCGGCATTCTCATCTTTGACGTAATTGCTTTGATTCGTGGTACAGTGTGTGTTCCAGAAGTCCCAACATTGACATCTTTTTCTTTCGCAATGTCCTTGTTTTTGGGAACTGAAACTTGCTTTGTTTTGTCCTCTTGTTTCTTATCTTTGCCAGCATCGAGCGTATCATCACCTTGATGATGTACCTCATATGTACCACACTCGAATTCGTCATCTAACTCCACAAACAATCGTTGAAACTCAATCAATTCATCATGGTCAACAAGACGATCGAGGTACAATCGCTTGAGTGCCATTTCCGCTATGTATGGAGCCTTCCCTTCTTTGGCGAGTGTTGAAAATGGTTGCTGTTCCAAAATCCATGAATAAAACCTTCTGATTTGATGGATTAATTCAGGATAGCCCCATGCCTCAATCATGGAAGCACAAATTGCTTCAAGTCTATGTTCAGGTAAATCTGCGCGGTCCCACTGCAAGATAGAAACAATTCTTTCTTCTTCAAGCTTTGGTATGTACATTCCATCGATCTCCAATCCACAGTGTGACATGAACCACAATTCACTTTTATTGCGTGTGCGTGATGAAAAATCGTAATTGAGTCCTAGGCTAGAGAAATGTTCAGCGAATCTATCAAGCATCTCTTCCTTTTCTGGGTTAACAGCAATCATCAAGTCGTCTCCGTTCACGAAAAACTTACAATACTGTTCAACCTCTTCAAAATCAATCTTTTCTTTCACAAATGCATAGTGCATTGCCAATACAACCATGAGAGAATTGTCAACAACTGTTGATGGTTGACCACTGTTGTTTCCTCTGAACTTCTTCACAATTGTACCATCTGGTGTTGAGATCGGGGTGTAGATGATCTCAGTGTACAAGTTTTTAAGCATTTGGAGCCCGACATCCCAATCTTCCATGTATGTACATCGAATTGCAAGAACTGCATTTATTAAGTATGGAGTAAGGGAGCTGTCAAATTGAGATCCGTCCGCATCACAATACACCCAACCATCTGGTAAACTTTTCAAAAGCCTATCCCAACCACCATAGAACTTTGTCATTCCAACTGTCCAACAACATTCGATGTTCTTCGAATAGAATTGGTTGTTAAAGTCATCTACGCAAACCTTTCCTCCAAGTAATGTGTCCAGTGGTGCTGCTGTGAAGGTTCGCGTTTTGTTCGCCATTATCTTTTCCTTGCACCTCAATTCCGCTTTCAATGATCCATTCCATATTCCAAGATCACCTTTGTACAAGCGAAGACAACTTTGCATGACTATCTCTTCTTTCTCGGCATCTGTAAAGTCAGCAAAGTAATCCTTTTTCTTCCCACCGTACATGGCACCAACAGCTGCCTTCATATTCAAAGCCTTGAAAATCGCCTGCTCATCAGTTACGAATGAACACTGTCTGAATCCCTTCAATTGCATGTACAGAATAACTCTGTGCGTTGCCTCCTCAAATGCATCACAATCCACAACACCCACTTCAATTGGTTTTGAGTACTTCATAATGTCCTTGATGTATGCTTCACGATTGAGCAAGCTTTTTCCGTACGCGTTCATTAGTGGCCTGAAAAATGATTCAGCCTCTTTGTCAATCGTGAGATACTCACTGAAGTGCCTACATTCACCGTGAACAACATGCTTGGTTACGAGCTGGCTCTTCATGTGAGCGACTGCTTGAAGGTTATCCTTTAATGCTTCATACATCCATGATGAGTTATTTGACTGTTCACGCACTGTTTCGTGTTGGAAGAGATCTTCAATGATTTTTGACGTTTTGAACAGGCCTGATGGCTCGCTTTGTTTGAGTTTGAGTGGCCCCCAGACAACTGTGTCTGGATTGTACTTCCAATCCTTCACCCATTCCATATGTTCAGCACTTCGCAAAATGGAATTCTCGAAGTCATCATCAAATGCTGCGTAGTAATTTTCGCTATTCGAATTGTTGGCCAAACTGTGAATTCCAATGATCATTCCATCTGATGTGCTAACAACTGGCAAACCACAATGGCCATCGTCTGTTGCTATCCAATGTTTCCAAAAAGAGCTACGCGGTACTATATATGTGGAGCTGGTTTCTGTGATCGTGGAAGAAGCAAATTTTTCTTGAAAGTTCGTTCCAACAATGCATATCCTTTCATTGCTAGCCGGCGATCTGAAGTGAAGCTTTTGTGGAAAGACTGGGAAATCCTTCGGCATCTTGATGATCACAATATCTTTTCCCTGAAGTGGTTTGATACTCAAGCTCTTCATGTTCGGAACACGGAATAAGCCATGATGTGATTTAACTTCTAGTGACCCATTGAAACTCTTAAATAAGTGGTGGTTTGTGATGATGTACGAACCAAATCCAATGCCATACATCTCTGTTGAACCAAATTCCGAACTAGCTTTAAGCTTGCAGATTGTGTGAGCTATTGGATTATAGTCACGGAGACCTTTCATCAAAGACTTTGATTCATGTTCTACCTCCACTTTTGGAATATCTGATACCTTTACTTCCATAGCCACACCAGTTTGCCGGAGTTCTCCCTTTCTTTCAGGAAATTTTGCGATACCATTCGTTTTTCCGCAAATTTTGAGTGGATTATGCGGCATGAGATCAACTTTAAGAGCTTTATCAGACCAATCTTTGCGAAGATATGCATGAATCGTCGTGTTTGTGTATGTTGCTTGTGCATCGAGCTCGTCTTCCTCAATCATTTTGCTTCGAATTTCTCCAAAACGTTCTTGGATGTCAACTATGTCCGCATACACATTTTCTTCAATTTGGGCACCAGTTAATGGGTCAACGAATTGTATGTATGAGAATTCACTCGGCTCAAACCCATACATATTTATGAAACGTCTATTCGACTTACCCATGCCTACTTTTGTGCCAGAATTTTTGCCTTTCTTCCGGTATGCTGAACCAAAGTATTCCTCAATTGTGTCATCATTGTTGTCAATTTCAAATCCCGCTCGTTTGTCTCGTGCTTTCCGAAATTTCAGTGCTTGAATTCGCTTTGAACTGGATTTTCCCTGATGTGCTACAGCTGACATTGACTGTGTGAACCAACTGTACAGTAAACATGCTCCACCAAATGAAACCGCTACTGCAATGATTGCGTCCTTTACCATTAAGGATTTCTGCCAAACTCCGCGCAATCCAAGATCCTTCGAGAGCGATTCTTTCGATTGATGATGTACGAATTGCAATGATTCAAATCTTTTGATCAGATTAACTTCATCGCACGAACCTTGCAAATTGGAAAATTCTTTAAGCTGACTTTTAACACGTTCAAGTTTCATGATGTTCTCTGCTGTGTAGTCCTTGACGTACTTTGAGCGAAGTGTGTTTGTCAGATTAACAATCGAAAACATGTTGGAACAGCTCTCATCAATGTAACTCCGGAACTGGTTCTGTTTAACTCTTTCTTCTTCAATCAATCGATCAATTAAAATCAGTGTTCTTGGAATTGCGAACAAATCTGTGCTTAGAGTGTAAGCAATTTTACTAATCGATGAAGATCGAATGCTAGGGAAAATTGAAGCGTCTTTGAACAGGACAATAGTCTCCCACAATTTTTCATGTAAAACAGGTGGAACATCTTTAATGTGGAAAGAAATTTTGACACTTGGTGGTAAATCCAACATGACACCCATGCGTTCATAATCAAGTGAAGTCAACCAACTGCTAGAAGCTCTATACGGTACTGATTGGTCACACAATGGGATGATTGAATCACGCAATTTGTATTTCTTGAGAAGTTCATGGATTGCTGGATGCATTGAACCATCATGTGCTACAAAATTGAATGTGAAGAACGGATTTAGTTCGAAGTGGTTCATCGTGCGAATTTGCCTGACCGTACAGTTTGTCACGATACTCGTTGTGACATTGCTCGACATCACTGGTAGATTGTATGCAAAACAGTGTAAAGCAGCTTCCGTAGCAATCAAATTCGGTACTTCCAGCAACCCTTTTTCTGTGTGTCCAATTCGCAATGCCGTTCCTGGTTTAAATCTTCCCACACGCCCAAGCCTCTGAATGCGTTCACCATAACTCACACTGATCTTGTTGTACGCTATGCTTCGATTATCAATGTCAAGGAACGGTGAAACTTTCATTCCAAAATCGACGACAACGTCAATGTCAAGAGTCACTCCATTTTCAATAATGTTTGTGGCAACAACAAAGTGTGGTTTTGCCGCAGTGCCTTTAGTGACTATTTCCAAACTTCCATGTTTCATTGTCCTGCCATCCACCTTTGACACCATCATTCCTTTGTCCGTCAACAATTTCGACAATTGATCGACCTCGTTGTAACTTGCGACATAGACAAGAATGTTGTTTCCGTGTTGAACAACATCAGCATTCCCTTTGCCACCTTGCGCCTCGACGAATGATTTGAAAGAAAGCGATTCCTCAACAATTAATTTAACTGGAAATTGTGTTGTGAATTCAACTTCTCTACCTGGTGGTGTTGCTGAAACTTTTAAAACTTTGCAAGATTTATGAAACATGCTAAGTAAACTCCTAAATGCCATCGCTGATGCGTCCAAAACATGACACTCGTCGAAAATTATGAAGTTGTAGCCCAGCAGTTGTGATCTGTTATTTGCGAAGAAGTGCAAGGCAAATCCACTTGTCATGACTGAAATTGGTGAGGATCCAAAAACGCTGTTACCCCTCATTTGAAGTGTTGGTTTTTGAAAGAAAGGTGCGCTTGACAATTGGTTGAAAACGTTCTCAGCAAGCGGTCGTGTTGGTTCAATGAGTAAAACACTTCCAAATGAACTCAGCTGGTATGGTAAACCTGTTGATTTCCCGGAACCGACTGCACCTCGAATGAGAAAATCTGTATGCTCGCTTTGTGAAATGTCACTCGCCACTTGTGCCGCCGTTGCTCTAGTGAATTCCATGAAGTGTCCTTCTGTTCTGTAATGTGGTATTGTGAACCCTTTTTGCACTTGATTCTCCCACCATTTAGAGAATTTAACATCCGTTTCAGTTTGTGCACGCGCTATTTCATCATCCAGTTCAAAATCAACTACCTGGTTTCGATCTTCAAAAGTTTCCATGATATCATCAAGTGACTGATGGCGCACTTCCATGTCGAGTGTCGAAACAACTCCCTTCAGTTTATTCAATGTTTTGAAAACGCAGTCACTCCTCTCTGAATCAAATATCATGGTGATCAACGTTACAAAGGCTACAATTTGCTCTAAATTTTTCACCCCTGCCGTTGATTTTTGATGTTCCACCTCGTACTTCTCCATCTGAGCTTCTGCGAATTGGACAATGCTTGGGTTGACGGTTTTCAAATATTCAATGAATTCATCCCATGTAAACTCTCGACCAAGCTTGCGTTGCAAAGTTGAATATAGCTCTACACAAACGACTTCATTTTTCTGCTGCTGCATTATTTGGACCTTTTGTTTGTACATCCTATGTTCTATTAAAATACCATTAAGAACTGAATAAATATTCATTATTAGACTAATTACGAATAAAGAATTTGCAAATGCAACTAATGAAGGAAGTCGTCTAAAAATTCTACGAACAAAGAAAGCTGAAACATCAATTGATTTCCTATTTATGTACAATCGCACTTGCTCTACGCGCTTTTCTTTTTCGTTCTTCAAAGCACTCAAACTCCTTGTAAAACATGCTCCTGGTGATGTGTCGTACAATCCCTTCAAATCTGCCTTGTTTGTGGGTTTCAAAGGTTTTATGATAAAACGCTTTGCCCTTTGTGAGTGCCAAATTGTACGACACTTTTCCAACCAAGTTAACTCTCGCCATGCTTCCTCTAAGAGATCGAGATAACTTTTTTCCATCAAATTGACAACATCCGTTTCATAGTTCAAGAATCCACCAGATATCAGCGCTTCATCGCTACTTGCACGTTCCTTAACTCTTTGCAACAACGTGATTGCTGTCATGTATGTCATGTGTGTCTTGAATCCATCACATGTGACCTCCAAAAGATCTGCTGCCGCTGAGTCCATAATCCGGCGTTGTGCAATGAGTGTTTCAGCAACTGATACCTTTGTGGCTAGTGAGGATAGCATGGTTGCAATGAGGGCGAGTGATTGTTTTTCATTTATCCAGAGCTTCACTGCGATTTCGAAAGATGCATTATTGTACATTGCAAGCAGCACACCAGGAGATAACATGGCCAGTATCATGATGTATGGTTCATCAATCAAGAGTTGCTTCAACAACTTGGGCCTGAAGATACTCTTGAGCAAAACTTTCATAGCATGATGTTCACTGAACATAGCTTTGTTTTCTCCAAAAGGTGATGATCCATTGGATAAAGAACTTGCATCTGATGGCACACCACCAACTCTGTAGTGTTTGATGTCCGATTCCAATTCGTCATTGGCGAAAAGAATAAGTTGTGAAACGGTTGCCGCTTTCAAAATGTGATAACCAGTCGTCGCAGAACCAAATGAATCAACGACATGACATGTTTGTGTTTTGTGGTCAACCAATATTCGCGGTAACTCTGCGTCGTGAACGTCAGGATAAAAGATGCGAAGTTGGGCACAGGTAGTAGCCACATCCATAAGAGTTGGCCATTTTCCAAGTTTTGGAACACACAAATCACGCACTTTCTTGGTAAAGTCCTTGGCATCATCTTCGTTAACATTTATGAGCATAGCAAGATATAAATTGATGTAACAATAACCCTGTTTTGCTATGTACAACATTTCGGACTCTCCTTTTGGTAGATCGACATACTTCTGGTCACCACTGTTCCCAATAACTAGATGCTTTTTAGTTGGCGGGTAGAAAGTGGATTCTACTGCTGTCCCGTCATCAAGAGTTGTGCAACAACATGGGTATACAAAATTCCCATCTTTTGTACTTACACATTGTTTGCTCGTACCAGGTTGTTTGATGATGTTGCCACGCATCTTTTGTCTGAACTCTGACAAATCCAAAGGCACTATGAGATTACCGATTGCTAACTTACGAGAGCCGTTTGGATGAATTCTGTCTTCATAAGCCGTGTATCCTTTCGAAGGATCAATCTCTTCAAAGAAGTTTGAAAAGAAACGTTTCGCGTGATACTCTCTTTGTCCCCAGACGAAATTGGCATTTTTGTCTAATTGATTATCACAAGACAAATAGAAATTGTAGTTAGCTTTAGAAGAAAGCTTATTTCTAAAAGATGTGATGTCTCCTTTCTTGATGTTGTCAGTTCTGTTCTTTTGGAACCGTGCCAATTCCGCAAGGCTATTCTGAGCCGCACTCCAATCTGTTGCTGTGTTGCCATGCGCTTTTAAAAAGAAGTTATTTAGGACATTCAAGTGCTTGAACGGTGCGTGTTGCTTGTCACCAATTGCTTTGTATACTTCGTCAAACACATTTGGGTCTGTGACATTTGGTTCCGTCAAGTGTTTGATTGTCTTCAATAACCTATCAACATGTGGGAATGGTTTTTGAATGTCTTTGAGTCTTTGGATGCCATCCTTCGCGTGTTGATTCAAGAGTTGTGTGAGCTCGTCTGTGGAGAGTTCTGCGTACTTTTGAGCACATGTATTACACGTTATTCTATAACATGGTAGAATACTGTGAGTTAAAAGAGCTGCAACTTCACCACAATCAACGACTGGTATGTCAGAGGTACATGTATGATCTGTTGGATATCTATACTTAACCCAGTTGCCATCGAGCCCTTTCCAGAAATTGTCCGCATGTGAAAATTGTTGCATTCGTGTCATTGCTGTAAATGTGACTTTCGATCGCGCATCAAAAAGCTTGCCTTCATATTTTCCGCGAACAATAAACATCCCATTCCAACATCTACCAAAGTTACCCTGCATTCTTGATGCATCAAAGATTACGCCACTATCGCCCTTATGAATGTTGTCTGTGTGGATCCTGTCCGACCAGAAACCAATTTTTGCTAATTTCTTCATGGTTTCTTCAGTCCATCTGTCGCAAGAAAGATCCTTACGCTTGTTGATGCCACGCATGTGTTGCGTAGTTACCACAGTCCTGGTCTTTCCACTCCTGCATTCGTAGCTCAGACAAGTCGTTTTCCTCTTGATTAGTTGAATTGATGACCTTTTCTCAGCCATTATTAATTTAACCTTTCTGAGAAGTTCGTTCAATTGCCCATCCGTCATCATGAGCTTTTTGTAGCTTTTCTTCGACTTCCTGCTTGGTGTTGTGTGAATAACACCTTTCTTTTGAACTGGTAGTGTGTCAGATGGCATTACTCCACCAGCAATTGAGATCTTTGTGATCAAATAAGGGGCAGCTTCGAGAAATTGCTTCTCTTCAAGTTTTCTCTTATTTTCCTTGATCTTGAGAGCGCTTATTTTCGCATCAGACTTGTACTGATAACAAATTGTGCCATTTTTCTTCTTCTTGATGGTTGCATAAGATTGGCGTTCCAATCTTTTTGCAAGTTGCCTTTCGAGATCAGCAAATGGATCTTTTGCGCGCAGTGCAGGTTGCACTTGCGTTTGTTGTGTTGCTTTGAATTGAAACCCTGGTAAATTGCACTGGATGTCGCCGAAGAAGATGATTCCTGTTGAGACTGCCATTGTAATGTTTGAAAGTAATGAGAGTTTGTGAGTAATTTGTTACAAATCCAAGTTTGTTCTTTGCGTTTGATTGCAGAGATAGCTTGTTTGATTGATTTGAATTTTATGAGTTGTATT